TTTTTGACGTTTGTGAAGTCTGTTTGGCCTGAATTTATTGCTGGCCGGCATCATAAGATCATTGCCGAGAAGTTGGAAAGGGTCGCAAATGGCGACCTAAAGCGACTTATTATTAACATGGCTCCTCGACATACGAAGAGTGAGTTTGCTTCGTTCTTGTTTCCGGCTTGGATGATGGGCCGTAATCCGCGAATGAAGATCATACAGGCGACACATACGACCGAGCTTGCGGTTAATTTTGGTAGAAAGACAAAGAACTTAATTGACAGTGAAGAATACAAAGAGATTTTTCCGAAGGTGCGTTTGGCTGCTGATAGCAAGGCATCTGGTCGCTGGGACACTGCTTCTGGCGGGATGTACTATGCAGTGGGTGTGGGATCTAACCTCGCGGGGCGTGGTGGTGATCTGGTAATTATTGACGATCCGCACTCGGAGCAGACGGCTATGTCTGCGAATGGTTTTGACGATGCTTGGGATTGGTATACGGGTGGTCCTCGTCAGCGTTTGCAGCCAGGTGGCAGTATAGTGCTTGTTCAGACGCGGTGGTCTGAGAAGGATATGACTGGTCAGCTAATTCGCGCTATGGCGAAAGATCCGTTGGCGGATCAGTGGGAGATTGTCGAGCTTCCGGCTTTGTTTGAAGATGGGACGCCGTGCTGGCCTGAGTTCTGGAGCCTTGAGGATCTGACCGCGGTCCGCGCATCTATACCTCCGAGCAAATGGAATGCGCAGTATCAGCAGAATCCGACTGGCGAAGAGAATGCTATTATACGGCGGGAGTGGTGGAAGCGCTGGGATAAGACCAGGGTCCCCCAGTTAGAATATGTAATTCAGAGCTATGATACTGCTTTTAGCAAGCGGGAAACGTCTGACTATAGCGCCATCACTACCTGGGGCGTATTTTACCCTAACGAGGGTGGTAGTGGTCCTAATTTGATATTGTTGGACAGTAAGAAGGGTCGTTGGGATTTTCCGGAGCTGAAGGGGGAGGCTTTGGATTTGTATAAATTCTGGGAGCCGGACACGGTTATTATTGAGGCGAAGGCGAGTGGTATGCCCTTGACCCACGAACTACGGAACATGGGCATCCCTGTTGTTAATTTTACGCCGAGCCGTGGTAATGATAAGGTATCGCGTGTGCATAGTGTCAGTCCGTTGTTTGAGGCAGGGATGGTTTGGGCCCCCGATGAGACTTGGGCTGACGAGATGATTGAGGAGGTTGCGGCTTTTCCGAATGGAGAGCATGACGACTTGGTTGATAGTATGACACAGGCTTTAATGCGGTATCGTCAGGGTAATTTTGTTCAATTGCCAACAGACGACTGGGAAGACAACGATACTTCTGTTAAGATGCGGGCGTATTACTAGGGGTTAGTGATCCTATGGACGAATCACGGGTTAATCTTGGAGCGGCAGGATCTTCTTCTCCTTCAGAGCAATTGTCGTTTGGCGTTGCCGGATATGGTATTATTCCTAAAATCCATGCTGAAGGTGGTATGGGCAGACACAGCCGTAATCCTTTTGGTGAAGTTTCAGAAGACGAGGCTTATGGAAAGTTTGGCGTTGAGGTTGTTACCCCTGAAGGACGTAGGTTTGGTATAGGCCGTGATGCCAATTACTTTGAAGGTAAAATGAACTTCAATGAAGAGGCCCAGTTCTATGGGGCCCCCGGCAGTATAAAATACGGTACTGATGGTGTAGAATACGGAAACATATCTGGTTATTACGAAAGTCCTGAAGGATACCGCGTCGAGGGCAGTTATAATCCAGAAACAGACGACTATCGGGTTTATGGATCAAAAGTCTTTAATTTTGCTGAAGGTGGTGGCATTGGATCGTTGTCCGTGGGCAATAAAATGATAAACCCCGAGATTTTAGCTCAAATAGAGCGTATAATGGGCCGATGAGCGCCAGGAAAGAAACACGGCCCACGGGCCTTGTAGGAGAGTTTAATGGCTGAACAGCGCAATGGTTATGCAAGCAGCTTGATGGAGCGCAATGTTCCGTCACAGATTGATCCAGAGGATTTAGCTGCGGAAATTGAGCTGGAGCTTCCGGGTTCTATGGACATGGGGCCCGCTGGTTTGGAGGATTACGATGATGGGCAGATTGAGATCGTCGAAATGGACGATGGCAGTGTTGAGGTTGATTTCGATCCTACGGATGACCGTGGCGCTTCGGATGATTTCTATGCAAATCTCGCTGAGGAACTTCCAGAACGCGAGCTTGGTCGCATTGCGGGGGAATTGCTGGGTGAGTTTGATGCCAATAAGGCTAGCCGTCAGGACTGGGAAGAAGCTTATGCTAATGGTTTGGAGCTACTTGGTTTCACTTACGAAGAGCGTACCCAGCCGTTTAGAGGCGCTTCAGGTGTCACTCACCCATTACTGGCAGAAGCTGCAACACAGTTTCAAGCGCAGGCGTTCAACGAGCTCCTTCCTCCTTCAGGTCCTGTGCGCACTGTGGTCATGGGCAGTGAAACGCGTGAAAAGGTTGCTCAAGCGCAGCGCGTAAAAACATTTATGAATTACTACATCACGAATGTGATGGAGGAATATACGCCGGACATGGACCAGATGCTGTTTTATCTGCCTCTGGCCGGTTCGACGTTTAAAAAGACGTATTATGACGAGACTTTGGGCCGTGCGGTATCGAAGTTTGTACCGTCAGAAAACTTGGTTGTTCCTTACGAAACGTCCGATTTAGAGACCAGCCCTAACATTACGCAGGTTGTTCGGATGTCTTTGAACGATTTGCGGAAGAACCAGGTGGCTGGTTTCTATCGCGATGTCGAAGTGTCGCCTGCACAGCGTGAGTTGTCTGGCGTGACGGAGGAGATTGACCGAATTGAGGGTTTTGAGCCTAGTCAGGTTGACTATGATTGCACTTTGCTTGAGTGCCATGTTGATTTGGACTTGGATGGTTACGAAGATCTCGACGAAGATGGCGAACCTACGGGGATCAAAATCCCGTACATAGTGACGCTTTCCCAGGATAACGGCGAGGTTTTGGCCATTCGTCGCAACTATCGCGAGGATGACGAGCTAAAGCGCAAGATCCAATACTTCACGCATTATAAGTTCCTTCCTGGCTTTGGCTTCTATGGCCTTGGTCTAATTCATACGATTGGCGGTCTGTCGCGCACGGCCACGGCGGCGTTAAGGCAGCTTATTGATGCGGGTACGTTGTCTAACTTGCCGGCTGGTTTCAAGGCCCGTGGGCTGCGAATTAGGGACGACGATGATCCGCTACAGCCTGGTGAGTTCAGGGACGTTGATGCACCTGGCGGGGCCATACGTGATAGTTTGATGCCGTTACCGTTCAAGGGACCGGATCAGACGTTATTTAATTTGTTGGGCTTTGTGGTACAGGCCGGGCAGCGTTTTGCCACGATCACGGACCTTCGGGTTGGTGAGGGTAATGAGCAAGCGGCTGTTGGTACTACGATGGCGATGATGGAACAGGGCTCACGGGTCATGAGTGCGGTGCATAAGAGATTGCACTACGCCATGCGCCAGGAGTTCAAGATCCTTGCACGTGTGATGAGTGAGAGCCTCCCACAGGAGTATCCTTATTCTGTCGCGGGCGACGATCAGTCGATTATGGCTAAGGATTTTGATGACCGAGTGGATGTAATTCCGGTCAGCAATCCGAATGTATTTAGCCAGGCGCAGCGTATTATGCTGGCGCAGAGCAAACTACAGCTCGCGGCCCAGGCCCCAGAGCTTCATAATATGCACGAGGTTTTCCGTGATATGTATGAGGCGTTGGGCGTTACGGACGTGGATAGGCTGATGAAGTCTATTCCTGCGGAGATACCTGAGCCTCTTGATCCGGCGCAGGAAAACATTAACGCTTTGGATATGTTACCGTTGAAGGCGTTTGAGGGTCAGAACCACCAGGCGCATATTACGGCGCATTTGGTGTTTGGTGCGAGCGGCATGGTTGGTCAGATGCCTATGGTGGCGACTTCTTTGCAGAAGCACGTTATGGAGCATGTACAGATCGCGGCCCGCGAACAGGCTAAGATGCAGTATATGCAGCAGGTTCAGCAGACCGGTCAGCCGGCATCGGAAGATCAGATGTTGCAGCTTGAGCAGCTTACGGCGCAATTTATTGCAGAGGGTATGCAGCAAGTTAAACAATTGTCTGGTCAGCTTTCTGGAGCCGGGGCCCCCGATCCTATCGTCCAGCTTAAAGAGCAAGAGCTTCAGCTCAAGGCTCAGGCAGATCAGGCGGACAACCAGATCGACCAGGCCAAGGTACAATTGGAGCAGCAGGGTATGCAGATGCGTTCCAATCAGTTCCAGCAACGGTTGTCGTCGCAAGAGCGTCAGACGCAGGCCCGTATCCAAGCAGCTATGGAGCGGGAATTATTAAAGCAACAATCAAACGGCGGGGGTATGCCACGATGAAAAATCGCACAGTAAAAGTAAACGGTTCAGCGCCGAAAGACGCGCCTAAAGCGGTAGAGTATGCCGATATTGCTGGTCAGGGGCGCGTACCTTACGGCAAGACGGCGGTTCCTCCGATGGCAAGTGATAAGCCTCGGAAGATGAAAATGCGTGGGGCTGGTGCCGCGATCAAAGGCACGAGCTACATGGGCTGCTAAAATGCCGTTAAAGCGTGGCAAAAGCGACGCTACGGTTAGCGCCAACATCAAAAAGCTGAAGTCTGAAGGCTATCCTCAGAAGCAGGCCGTGGCGATTGCTCTATCTAGTGCTGGTAAGTCTAAAAAGCGCAAGAAGGTCATGAAAGCTGCGGAAGGTGGTGTGGTTAA